GTACTTTTATCTACCAAAGCACCACCTTCGGGGCACTGACCTGCCACAGTACTTGCAAGCTTCACAGTTAATGACTCATCAAAAAGAAGGTCTTCAGATGTAAGTACAAGGTCGCCGATTTTACAAGAGTTTTCGCTTATCATCTCCGCAAGCTGTATGCCTGCCGAAGGGTCGCCCTCATCTCTTTCTAAAAAAGCATCAGTCCAACTCATCATCCACCTCCGTTCCTTGCTCTTGACTCTGCTACAGCTTTTCTTATAGCTGCAATCTTCTCTTGCCTCTTCTTTTCGCCTCTCTTCATGCTCTTGCCCTTCTTTTTGCTCTTTTCTTTTGTAGCTTTCTTTTCTTTTTGCTGTGTACCACTCTTAGTCTGAGCTTTTAAGGCCTTCTTCTCTTTCTTATTTTCTTCTTTCTTTTCTTTCTTAAGCTCTTCTTTTCTCTTCTCTTCGGCTTCATCCTTCGCATCCTTGGTATCCATCAAGCTGTCAAATTTAAGTTCTAATTCCATCTTGTGTGTGCCATTTTCAAATGTATGAGTATCTGAAGATATCCAGTACTTACCTGATAAGCCTGTGGCTGTATCTTTTACTTCTACAAAATAGCAAGACAAGCAATTTATATCGCCTATGGCTGATATTTTTATAGACTGAGAAGGCGTTATCTTTAAAAGATTGTTTGCTCCTGTCGTCGGATCCACGCCATCCTCTTTTGAGTATATCTCTTGAAATACTCCGAACTTCTTTAAGCTTTCATCATCTTTTACTTCTCCGATTTGCTTGCCCTTGTCATCAAATATAAGGATTTTATTCTTAATTTCATCCATAGTCTCAGATATACTACTTGCAAAAATGTTTGAATTTTCAGAAAGCGTAAAGCCCTTAACAGCCCATTCGGTCTTATATACTCCTAAGCCCCTTTTATATATCATCGCAAAGTACTTATCACCCGTGATGCGATGCGCTCTTGTATATGCAGCCATCACGATATCGTACATCTTCATCTTGTCACATATCATGCTTGAGATGTTAACTCCCGTAGGATGCAGGTGCCTTATCGGTACTTGTATATCTGCACACACTTGAGCCACTATCGCCTCGGCCGTAAGATTTTTGAAGTTATATTGACCTGTGCTTTCAAGCAGATGCTTCATCATGTCATAAGCCGTAAAGGATATCGTGCCGGTCTGACTTGATTTTTCTATGCCGAAAATCTGACCGAAGAAGATTTCGCCCTCTTTACTGTCCTCAAGTGATATATAGTCGCCTGTAGAGATAGACGGCAAATTTACAGTATTATCATAAGGTGCATTTATATAATCAAAATCTACACTTCTTGCCGCCTCACTTGCCGACCCTTTCCACACTATCCTAGATACTGCGTTCGTGATGCTATATATAATTCCTGTATCTTTTATAAGTTTTATCCTCATAGACTACCTCACGGAATTACTAAGACTGTACCGTCTCTTATAAGATTTGGATTGCTACCGATAACGCCTTTATTTTGCTCATACAAGGCGTGCCAATCTGAAGAACCTGTAAGCTTCCTTGCTATAGAACTAAGGCAATCACCTCTTTTTACTGTATAGGTCTTCGGCTTTTCCCTTGTATCTTCTCTTTTTGTAGCATCCTTTGACGCTGCATCACTACCTGCAGTCTGTGAAGCATCTCCACCCGTTGCACCTGATTCAGCCACGACACTCGACTGACTAATTGCTATCTTCCTATGCTCCTTCAAGGTTATAGAAAAACTTACATCTCCAGTGCCGTCATCTTCTCCCCATTCGAAAGAAGTTATTCTGCAGGAAAAGTTTATAGGCGTTCCCGTGATTATTATCTTAGTCGGACCTCCTGCCATTATTCTTTCTATCTGCTTTACGTACTGCATAGGATTTTTAATTCTTCTAAATTCGCAGTATCCGGAGTTATATCGCTTTGGGAAAAAAGAAGAAAAGGAGACTGTTCTCAGTCCCCTCATTCCGCCAAGGTCTACCTCTCCCAAAGCGTTTACATTCACAGTCTCAACGCCCCTGCTCCCTTGGATTTTATATTCTGAAGGAAGCACTGGAAATCTTATAGGGCTGCTACCTTTAAGCCATATTTGCATTAAAACTCATGCCTCCTCTATTATTCTTAGATGCTATAACTCTTCTTGCTACAGCATCGCCTATCTTCTCTATGTCTGCCTCTTCCCTTACAATGATTTGGTCGGCCAATTTTGGAATATTGATATTAGTGCTACCGCCTGCCTTACCCATTCGCACGCTTTCATCGTGTGGATAAATCCTTGAGCCGTGTGGAAGGTCGATAATCTCTCCACCTTTTTCGCTTACCTGTACAAGACCGCCCATCCAGTTAAGGTCGCCTGTAGCCTTCGCAGGCACGCTTGCAGCAGACGACTTTCCGCCGCCCGTTATAAAGCTTGCAAGGCCTTTCGCTCCGTCGATTACTCCGCCGATTGCACTCTTTAGAGTGTTGAGAGGCGCCAAAATCATCTTTACTATGCCCGCAAAGAAGTCCTTTATACCTTGCCAAGCCATCTTCCAATCACCTGTAAAGACGCCTTTTATAAAGGTTATAAGGCCTTTAAATGTTTGCATAATGCCTTTTACATAGTCGATAATGCCGTTTATAAGTCCCGCAAACGCAGATATCGCAATACCTGCCGCTGCTGCTATGCCGTGGCCAAGCACGTCCATCACAACCGCGCCGACTTTTTGAATAATTGGAATTAAAGGCATTATTTTTGCTTTTATAGCTTCAAAATTAGCCTTCAGCTTCTGCATTGTCGGAGATGTGGTATTTAATGCAGCCTTAAAGGTATTAAAATGCGTAATTATTGCAATCACTACCACCGTAATGCCAACTATCGCGGCTATTACAATGCCCGCGGGTGACGCTATCGCCGCTATTGCGGTTCTTAAGATACTTCCGCCTGCAGAAAGTCCACGGAATCCTCTTGTAGCTATGCTTGCAAATCTTCCCAACTTTGCGAAAGCACCACCGACTTTGCCGATTGTGCTTACTGTTTTACCGAACAATAGAATAGCAGGTCCGACGGCTGCTGCCATTGCCGCCCACTTTGCAATCTGTTTTTGTTGTTCGGGACTCATTTTGTTAAATTTATCAAGCAATTCTGTTGCTTTATTTATAAAAGGTACCACCGCATCGGCTATCGCAGAGCCGGCACTATACTTAAATACGTCAAATGACGATTTAAGTTTTTCTACAGCACCGCCCGGACCACTCATAAGTGCATCGGCCATCTCTTTTGATGCACCTGTTGCGCCTTCTATGCTGTCTTTATAGCCTTGTAATGCTTCAGTTCCTGGACCGTTTATCAAGGTTACCCACTTTGCAGCCTGATTCTTTCCAAAGATAGCGGCTGCGGCCGCAAGTTGTTGTTGGTCACTAAGTCCTGCAAAGCCTTTTTGCAGTGTTCCGATTGTCTCAGGCATGGACTTAAGACTTCCGTCTGTATTAAAGACATTTATACCCAAAGCTTCCATCCATATTGCGCCTTCTTTTGCGGGGCTTGCTAACCTCATAAGACCGGTATTAAGTGCGGTAGCTCCTTCAGATGCTCCGATGCTATGGTCACCAAATACGCCCGTAAGTACAGCCAAATCGGAAAAACTCCATCCGACTGTATTTGCTGTAGAGCCTGCAATACTCATAGCATCAAACAAACCTGTTACGTCCGTATTAGCCTGCGCTTGCGCTTTGGCCATCATATCAGCATAGTGCGTCGCTTCATTTGCATCCGCGCCGAATGCCTTCAAAGTATTTCCAAGACCGCCCGTAACCATCGTAAGGTCTGAAGCCGTACCCGCTGCAAGGTTCATCGCAGGTGAAATCATATCCGCTGCCTGTGCTGCATTAAAGCCTTGTCTTGCAAAGTTCAAAGAAGCATCCGCCGCATCCTGCATTCCGAAAGTTGAGTTTGACGCTGCTGTCTTTATCGCACCTTCAAGCATTTTCGCATCTTCAGATGTGCTTCCCATAGTCTTCCCTACAAGCTTAAGTGTCTTATCTACTTCGCCAAAACTCTTAAAAGAAGTGGCGCCAAGTCCCACGATCGGGACTGTGACGCCTGCTGTAATTTTTGCGCCAAGGTCGCTTATGCCCTTGCCCATCTTTTCGACGCTCTTCCACGCTTTTACACTTGCGGCGGTACCGCTCGAAAGCGTACCCATAGCTTGTCTGAAACTGCTCGAAAAATTGTCAAGAAACCGAAATTCTACATCCACTTGCCTTGCCATCAGTACGCCTCCTCTCTCTCTTTAGTGTCTTCTACCTCTTTTCTGATAAAGTGCTTTATAAGCAACTTGTCAGAAAAATGCGCATCAAAAAAGACTGAAGGGCTCCAGTGATGATTTACAAATAAGTAATACATCGCCTGAAAATCCGCATCAGTCTCTATAAGTTTTTTACATCATCGTAATCAATGCCATCATGCTCATCGCCATCGTCAGAATCTTCTTTCGCTTTAAATCCTGAAAGCTCTCCGATTTTCTCTGACATTTTTACAAGTTCACCGCCTGGGAAAAGCTTTTTCGCGAGGTCTTTCGGTGTCTCTGCTCCAAAATGCTTCATCAGCTCTTTGTCTCTCAAATCAGGCTCAATGCAACCGTGAACCATAATCATCGCATGTGCTTCATACATCTTTTCATAATCAAATGCGCCAGCCTTATTTGTCGCACGTGACACAAAACTTGTATACAAATTTCCGCTTATTGCCTTCAATGTAATTTCCACATCATCGCCTGCAACCTTAGATAAACGCTCTGCCTTTACCTTTGCGGTAGGCACTTCCGCAAGTTTATCTCTATCAAGCTTCATAAGCTTTTCCATCAAAGAATTATTCATTTTTCATCTCCTTTTTTACGCGTTTATGTTGTCTAAGTAATCCCAGTCTTCAAAAGTAAAGCTGTAAGACTCTTCTGTATTTTTCTGAACTTCCCAATCCATCAAAATGGCTTTATCAAATTTGCAATGATAAAAGACCACTCTTTCGGCTCCTAATGCATCCGGATCTGATAGCTTTGTAATGATTTTAAAATCGGGCGTCTGTCCTCTCTTGACTTTGTCAGATATCCTTTTTGAAATGTTGCTTCTGACATGGTGAAGCTTTATGCTTCCCTTGCCTTCAAGCTTCGTCATCTTCTTACCTGCAGTTAGGCTTCTAACCATCGAAACATCTGTATAAGACACACTTACTTCGCCCTTGCAGGACACGACTTCGCCGATATACTCATCATCAAGCCACACTTCGCCCCATGTGCCGTTTATTACCTGATTTGTCACAAACTTCTGCATATGCACCTCCTTACACTGTAATTTTTAAAGTAACATCTTCGATTGCATCGACTAAAGAAACCGTCGCCTTTAAAAAGACCTGTGAACCTGTGTTCGCTCTCTTTATTTCGGTGTCGTTACAATCGTCAATATCCTTTTCGCTGCCGTCTTCCAAAACTACCTTCTTACCCTGTGCCTTCAGCCACTGTTTTTGCCCTTCAATATCAATCTGACACTGTCCGACATCAAGCAAGCCGTCATTTACAAGCCCCATAAAATAAGCATTTATGGCGGTTATAAGAAGGCACTTATTATCATAAGAATTCGAGAACTTGCCGATATAGCTGTCCTCTATAGTTCTTCTGACGTCATCCTCCATCATGTCCATAGTCTCAACAAGCTTTATCTTTTTAAAGCTGTCGCCCTTATCTGCAGATGTGGTAGTAAGTGAAGTTACAGCCCTATTAAGCTTGACCTTTTCACCATCCCACAGTGCTATGAGCTTACCCGCTCCGACCGCCTCATCCTGCTCGGTCTTTGTAAGTCTGCTTACATCTACAAAGTCATTAAGCGGCGCATATGTACCCGACACGGTAAGGCCTGTACCTGCCAAAAGTCCCGCAATTCTTGCACATCCCTGTTCAGGTGTTAGCGCCTGCTCCTTTGTTCTGT